ATCCGAAATTTTTGGGATTCAGAGACGACAAAGCACCAACCGACTGTTTAATGGAACAATTAAAAGCGTAAAGAAAAAAGATGGCTTAATAACCATCTTTTATTTTTTCCATTTTTTAGCACGCGCCAACGACTTTTTGCCGAACATACCGTTAATCTTCTTAAAGCCACAAGCCTTCATGAACGCATTTACTGCCGCAACAGTATCGTTACCGTAGATTCCGTCTGCGCCGGCTTTACCAACTGAGAAGCCACACCAAATTAAGAACTTCTGAAGACGGCGAACATTTTCACCTTTGTCTCCTTTTTTGAAGTAGCCACGAGATGGTAGGTTAGGGAATGCCCCTCCGTAGAGTTTCTTTACAGGTGGTCTTTTGTCGTAAGCTGGGTGTCCATAACCTAAGATACGGCTATTTGAACGAGCATAGCACTTAACTTCAACTGCACCACCGTTGTCAACGACTTTACCTGAACTAGAAGTATTTCCTTCTACTGTCCAAATGTGAGTTGAACTTACTTTGATAACGAGCGCAATATGATTAGCGCCACCGTGACGTGAACCTGAGAAGAATACAAGAGCACCGACTTTAGGAGTCTTATCGTATCTCTTCTTATCTTTAAAACGTTTGCGAATTACTTCACATGAAGCAGACTTGCCATAAATTAAGTTACAGTCTCCATAAGTCTTATCGAAAACCCAAGAAATGTATTCAGCGCACCAGTAAGCTGGGTTTAGCCCATACCAAGCACCATACTTAGTCCAGTTTTTATCGCCTGCATTTTTTGTCTTTTCATTTAGGAATTTATTAGACTTCTTTTCCAAGTAGCCTGTTTCGTTTTTAGCTAATTTCACTACTAAATCAGCGTATTTCTTACTCAATTAACTACACCTCCTCATTTCTAATTTCTAGTTTAACATAGCGGTCTTCCCACAGGTGTTTTGCTGTGGAGTTGCCACCAAGAGAAATGTAAGCATCATAGAGTTCACTAAGTTCGTCATATTCTCTTTGAGTGGTATAACCTCTTTCTAGCGCATGTCCAATACGAGTTAATAGTTCTTGTCTAGACATGTACATAAGAACTTTACCACGCGCGTGAGCTTGACGATTTTCCTCTTTTTTCAGCTTTTTCATGTCCTCTCTATTTTTCAGTTTTAAGTTATAATTCTTGTTAGCAATCATAGTAATAATTCCCACAAGAACGGGAACCACAATAGAATTAACGACAGGTACGATGTCTCGCAAAGAAATCACGACATCTCTCTCCCTCATGCTATTCTTCACCAATCATTGCGTCTGCGTCTGAACCTTCGTGTTCTTCATCAATGATTTCTTCATCATCATTAATGTCTTCATCAACAACGACTTCAGGCTCGTCATAAGTACCACCTGGCACGTTTCTTACAAGCGCACGTTCAGAGTCTCTAATTCCAACTGTAGTTGGGTCTACAACGATTCCTAAACCAACAAGAATGTAAATTAAATACTTAAAGAACTGAATAACAGCATCCTGTGGAATAGATGGTACTACATCAAAAGTGTTTAACACCTGATAGACAAAACCTACTGTTAAACCAACTAATGAAAAAAGAGTCGTCTTATTTTTCAAACGTAAAGTCCAATTAATCATTTTTCTTTTGCCTCCTTTTGAGCGGTAATCACCTCTCCTAATTAAGTGGAGATTAGCTCACACAACTTTAGAAAATAAATATCAAAAAACCACTTTATATGAGAGGTGAGAAAAGTGAAAACAAGCAAATATGAGCAACAAATTATTGACATATTGAAAAAAGAAAATATAATGTTTGAGAGAGAGAAAACATTCAAGGGTTTAGGGAGCGCGCGAGCACCGTACCGATTCGACTTTTACATACCCTCCTTGCACACTTGTTGTGAGATTCAGGGGGAACAGCACTATCGATGGGTGAAGAGGTTCCATAAGACATGGGCTGATTTCAAGCGCGCGCAGGAAAGAGACAGGGAAAAAATCGCCTATTGTTTAAGGAATGGGATAACATACTGCGCCGTGCCATATTGGAAGTTGAAAGATAAAGACTTTAATTTATTTGTTTATGACGGTCAAACGCGCAAAGTTGATGAAGAATTAATAGCAAAAAGTAAATGGCACAATGACGAAGCATGGCAAATCGAAAAATCTCGCTTTCGATAATTAGCGAGAAAGCAAAAAGAAAAAATAATAGACGAAAAAGAAAAGGGCGGAAAAGAAAAAGAAGATTATATTAAAAGAAAAATTGATTTTTAATTTCTTTTTATAGTTTATTATATAGTTTATTTATATAATTTATTTATATAATATATAAGAAATAATATATAAGAAACTTTCCCTAAAACTTTCCCTAATAATAGTATATAACAAATTTTGAGCTTTGTCAAATTTTTACTTTCTTGGAAATTTTTGATATAATATAGGAGTAGACAAGAAAGGAGAGCAAAATGAAACTAAGCAAAGAACAAGAAAAAATTGCGCACACAAAAGAAGATAAAGTTCTGGTGAGCGCCGCCGCCGCGGCTGGCAAGACGAGAACCCTGACAGAAAGAGTGCGCTTTATGTTAAAAAGAGGTATCAATCCAAAGAGGATGGTTGTCATAACCTTCACAAACCACGCTTCCGAAGAAATGAGAGAACGTATCAAACCTCCGGAAGACCTTTTCGTAGGCACTATTCATAGTTACTGCGCGCACCTGTTGTCTCAGGGTGGAGTTGACATTAGCACCATCTTAGCAGAAGAAAGATTTAATGATTTATTCCCTCTTTTAGAGAACCATTTAGAGTGTGTCAAAGAGGTTGACTATCTAATCATGGATGAAAGTCAGGATACAAAAGGAGAGTTAGCAGACTTTATTTTGGACATTATCAATCCAAAGGGCTACATGTTCTTCTTCGACCCAAGACAGCAGATTTATGGGTTTGATGGCTCGAATCCTACGCGCATTTATGAGTTAAGGCACGACCCTGAGGTTATCACATACTCGCTTAACAACAATTATAGAAATTCAATTCTTATTTTAAATTTCGCGAGAAAGATGTTAGAGACGTTACCACCGTTCTATCGTGACCGTACACATGCTATGCGTCCTGATATGGGTGAAGTGGTTGAGATTGACTACGACCTATATTTTCTTGGTGCTATCATTCCTACGAAAGACACTTACAAAGATTGGTTTGTGTTGTGTAGAGTGAATGCTCAAATTGAGCCTGTTAAAAAATACCTAGAATCAATAGGCATTCCAGTTGATAGTTTTAAACAGGCGGAGCTAACAAAAGAAGAGCTATCTCAAAAAATGAAAAGTAATACAGTAAAGGTTCTTACAATCCACAGTGCTAAGGGGCTAGAGGCTAATAACGTAGTCGTCATTGGCGCAAGATTTTGGAATGATGAAGAGAAACGAGTGTCCTATGTTGGAGCAACTCGCGCTCGCAACTATTTAGTGTGGATGAAAGGAAGACCTAATAGACAAAGAGCAAAGAAAACCATTAAGACAAAAATGTTGAAGTGGTGATAGGAGGAAACACATGAAAAGCTTAAACATTATTTTTGTAGACGAATATATTCATACCAAAGAAGAACTAAAAATTTATCACGACACTGTTGAGCGCGCGCTCGGTGATGCAATGATGTTACCAAAAGATTTAGGACTTCTTGAGAACTTAACTATTGGACAGTTATTCCATCTTAGAGACGTTGTAGACCACTACTTAGAATGGGCTGATTTTGAAGATGATGGAGAAAAGGCGAATGTTTTCCTTTTTGAAGTTGATAAATACCCGGCTAAGGAATTAGAGGAATGGCATCAGACTATCGAAGGAGGACTGGGGAAAACATTATTTCTTCCAAAAGACATTGACCTCATGCAGAATGTTAGCGAGGCATATCTAGAGTATTTAAAAGACCTTTTTGACTTCTTCATTAATCGAAAGCTAGAAGACGAAGGATATTTCAAAGACACTGATGATTTAGATGATGAAGAGTTAGATTCAATTAGAGAAGACGTAGTAGAGGAGGCATAAGATGAAATTCTTTATCAGCGATACACACTTTGAACATACAAACATCATTGCATTCGACCAACGTCCTTTCTCAAGCGTTGCGGAAATGCGAGAAGAAATGATTGATAAATGGAATAAAAGAGTAAAGAAAAATGATGAAGTTTATATTTTAGGAGACTTCGCTTTCTCAACGCGCGCGGAAGATTGGGAAAGACTTTTAAAGGCACTAAATGGGCGCAAGTATCTTATCAAAGGAAATCATGACTGCCCAAAGAAAAGAGTAGAAAAATATTTTGAAAAAATTTGCGACTATCTCGAAATTAAAGAGAACGGAAAAAGATTTATTCTTTGTCACTACCCAATGGTTTGGTATAACCGTGACCTTGATGCAAACACATACATGCTTTATGGTCATGTACACGACTCCATTGAATATGACCAGGTGTTGACTGCTATCAATTCAGCAAGAGATGACAAGCGCTCCTTCGGTTATAAAGGGAAATGTTACAACTGTTGGTGTGGCTTATTTGACTGGGCGCCGGCACCGTTAGATAAGATTGTTGCGAAAGGTGAAGAGGATTTATTAGAAAATAAGTTAAAGAAAGGGAAAATTTGATTTTTCTCTTTTTTTATGCTAGAATAATAGTACGAAAGGAGAAAAAAGAATGAGTTATAATGCAAATGATATACAAACATTATCTTTCTTAGACGCTATTCGTACAAGAGTGGCTATGTACATGGGAAGTGCAGACAATCAAGGAGTCTTACAGTGCGTAAGAGAGATAATCACAAACTCTATTGACGAAGCTTCAATGGGGTATGGAAAAAAGATAGAAGTTGAACTCCTGTCCGATAAAGAAATTAGAATTTCGGACGAAGGAAGAGGTTGTCCATTTGGCAAGCGCGCAGATGGGGTTGAGTCTCTTGAGGCTATTTATACAATGCCACATAGTGGTGGGAAGTTTAATAGCAAGACCTATCAAAACGTTGCGGGGATGAACGGAATTGGTGCCAAAGGGGTTGCATTATCTTCCGACATTTTTAAGGTTACAAGCTATAGAGACGGAAAATCGGCAACTCTTGAACTTGAAAAAGGGGTAAAGACAAAATTTGAAGTTAAGGATACAAAGCACAAGAATGGAACTGTAGTCTATTTCACTCCATCGCAAGAAGTGTATCATCTTGAACCTGTTAAAATCAATTTTGAAGATATTAAGAAGATGTGTAAAGACTGGTCTTTCTTAAATAAGAATGTTAAATTCGTTCTTAAAAATAAACAGACAGGAGAAAAAGTTGTTTATCATTCAAAAAACGGTTTAGTTGACTTACTACAGGAGAGTGGGAAGAAAGCGTTGAATAAGAGTCCGTTAAAATTTGAACTAGAAGAAGACGGAATAAAGGTTGAAGTGGTTGCGGAATGGACAGACTCGCGCTACGAAGAATGGCATGTCTTCACTAATGGACTAGAAAACGTAGAGGGAGGAACTAGTTTAACAGGCGTGAAGACGGCGCTAACAAACTTCTTCAAAAAGCATGTTGGAAAAGATGTGTCTCCTGAACTATTTAGAAGAGGGTTATATTATGCAGTATCTTGCGTAGTTCCAAATCCATCTTTTGCGAACCAAACAAAGACAAAAGTAAACAACCCTGAATTGCGAAAACTTTGTCGAAAAGCAACGGCTAAAATGTTAGAAGAGTTCGAGAAAAGAAAAAGAGACGAGTTCAATAAGGTTGTTGAATTGCTCACACGAGAATCGAAAGCCGAACGTGCCGCTGAGCGCGCCCGCAAGCAAGTTCTAGAGGCGACTAAAACAATCGAAAAGAACCAAAAGAGAAAAGTCTTTGCGAGCGACAAGCTGAAGGACGCTGAGTTCTTGGGGCAAGATTCTACTCTTCTTCTTGTTGAAGGGTTATCAGCTGGCTCTTCAATGGCTACTGCAAGAGATGAAAAGAAATATGGAATTTTAGCTTTAAGAGGGAAAACTGTAAATGCTTTTTCAAATAATGACGAAGACTTCTATAACAACGAAGAAGTTAAGTTGTTATTAAGCGCGCTAAATATCGTGCCAAATAAATACGACCCTAAGAAGTTACGTTATGGAAGGGTTGCGATAACTGTCGATAGTGATTCGGACGGCTATTCAATCGGTCTTCTTATCATGTGTGCTCTTTATAAGGTTGCGCCACAGTTCATTGAAGAGGGAAGATTATGTTGGTTGCGTTCTCCTCTTTACATTGTAAAGAAAGGGAAAAAAGAAAAATATTACTTCACTGATGAAGAATTTAGTAAAGCAACTAAGGGTGGCATTGTTCAAAGAAACAAAGGGTTAGGTTCTCTTTCACCTAGTCAGGCGCGCAATTCAATGTTCTCAAAAGAATATCAAAGAATGGATGTGCTAAAACCTGACGAGCAGTCTTTACCATTATTACTTGAACTAATGGGGAAAGATAGCGCACCAAAGAAGAAGTTTATCTTTGAAAATGTAGACTTCTCAGAAATTAGGGAATAAAATTTGATTATTCCTTAATTTTTTGATATAATATAAGACATGAAAGGAGAAAATATGAAAGAGATAAATTTAACTGATACAATAAAAGAAAGCTTTGTTCAATTTAGTGGCGCTGTTTTACAGAGCCGTGCGCTCGTTGACGCTAGAGATTGCGTTAAACCTTCAACACGTCAAATCTTTTACTGTCTTTATACTGATGGTTTTACTCATGATAAACCTTTTAAGAAGACTTTGAAAGCGATTGGGTCAGCTTTCCGATTATACATTCACGGGGACTCGTCAGCTGAGGGAATCATCATGAGAGCAGGACAGCCGTTTGCAATGCGTTACCCTCTTGTTGAGGTGGAAGGGTCTAGT